GAGGAACTCGGCCTTGGCGGTACGGCTGTGATCGCCGAACACACCACGCATGCTCGCCGTTCTCGTCTTGGTGCCGGGAACCTGTACTCCCCTGATCGTCATGCACAGGTGCTCGGCTTCCATCAGAACGGCGAGGCCCTTCGGGTTGAGCTGCTCCTCGAGGAAGTCGGCGATCTCGACGGTCAGCTCCTCCTGGACGTGAAGGCTCGCCGCGCAGTACTTGACGGCGCGTGCGAACTTGCTGAGGCCTGCGACGAGCTGGTCGGGCACGTAGCCGACGTGCGCGTAGCCGTAGAACGGAACGACATGGTGGTTGCAGAGGCTCACGAACGGGATGTCCCGAACGATCACCATCTCGTCCAGGGCCTTCTCGTTCGGGAAGGTGGTGAACTTGAACTCCGTCGGCGTCGTCAGCTCCTTGAGCATGTCGACAAACCTCTCCGCAGTCCTCGCGCCGTGTGGAGTGGTGTAGTCCAGGTCGGCCGCGTAGGACAGGACGCGCTCGGCATCCTGAACGACTGACGGGTGGTCTTCAGCGAAGGTCATTTCTTGTCCTTGTCGTTCGGGTCGCCGAGGGCCCAGTTCCATAGCAGAGCCAGGCCCACGACGACAACCACTAGCGCTGCAACGTGCAAGTCGCCGAGTTAACGTGCGTCTCGTCGACGGTCATGACTACCTGGTAGACATTGAACGGGTACTTCTCGAGTGCCCAGTGCGCCAACCAGCTGGCGATGTTCTCGGTGGTGGGATCTCCCGGAGTCGGGACGAGCCCCGGGAGCTGGTGGGGGCCGTCGGGCAGGGCGTTCTCTTGCGGATTGCTGCTCGGCAAGTAGATGTCACCTGCCCAGGGGTCGTCCTGGTTCAGGAGAAGGTGGTGGTCGAGCTCGGTGTCGAGGTGGCTCCGGAAGATCTTCTTGACATCTCCAAAGTCCAGCCCTTCCAGCATCCCGTGCTGGTTGACCTCGCCGAACAACTCCATGGTCACCCACATGCTGTGACCGTGGATGTTCTCACACTTGCCCGGCGTCTCGAAGAGCCTGTGGGCTACTTCGATGTTATGCCGGACCTTGATCGTCGCCGTCTCGATCACTGCGTGCACTCTCCTTGACGTGTTCGATGATGCCGGCCACAGCAGCCGCGACGATGAAGAGGAACAGGGCGAAGATGGCGAGCTGTGCCAGGATCGTCCAGAAGTGATCCCACTTCACCTCGTAACCGTCTTCCAGTACTCCTTGTCCGAGTACATGGTCGCGTCGACCGGAGACTTGACGTGGCTGTCGTGCAGACGATCCCACCGAGCCATCGCGCCGTCGATCGCCTCGAGCCGCTCCACGCACGTGCCGCACTTGCCGCAGTGCCACTTCTCGCCCTTGTAGCAGGACCAGGTCTCGTGTAGCGGAACGCCGAGCTCGAGGGCCCGGAAGGCGATGTCCTCCTTCGTCTTCCGGACGTACGGGGCGTTGATCTCGAACTGCGGGTCGATGAAGCCCTCGTTGCCCACGAGGACGGCGTGCTCGACGGAACGGATGAACGCCGGCCTGCAGTCGGGGTAGATGAAGTGGTCTCCCGCGTGAACGCCCACCATGACGGTGTGGGCCTTCTGGGCGACCGCGACTCCGCACGCCATCGACATCATGATCATGTTGCGGTTCGGGACGACCGTCGCCGCCATGTTGTCGGCGGCGTAGTGGCCCTCGGGGACAGGCAGGTCGGGGAGGGTGATGTTGCCGTCGTTCTTGTCGTTGGCGACGACCCTGCCGGTGGCCGTGAGACTCGACGTGGCGATGAGCTCGGTCAGCCCGCTGACGGCGACGTTGATCGTCCTGTGCTCGACACCCAGCTTGCGGCAGGTGTTCTTCGCGTACTGGATCTCCTTCGAGTGTCGCTGTCCGTAGTTGAACGACAGCGCGAAGCACTCGTACCCTCCGTCGAGTGCGTCGTACAGAAGGGTCGTACTGTCCAGGCCGCCGCTGATGACGACGATGGCTTTACTCACGATGCTGCTCCAACTTCCTTAGTGTTCGGATAGAGCATTTCTGCCTTGCCCACCTTGACGCGGTTGACGTGGCCACGCTGCTCGAGTGTGTCCAAGATGGCACTCATGTCACGTGCCGTGAGGTGGTAGTTCTGCATCAGGCCGGAACGAGAGATCCCACCGGAGCGGTAGATGGCTCGTGTGATGGTCTGCAACTTCTTCTCGTCCTTGGAGACACCGACGTTGACGATAATCTCCTTGGCATATCCTCGCCATCCCTCCCCGTAGTAGATGGCGTGAATCATGTCCGACTCTTCTACGGTGACGAGTTCTCCTCTCTGCTTCGAAGCCGCCAGCAGGCATGCGGCCTTGAGGATGGACTTTCCCAGGCGGTCATAGACTGGAGTGTACACCTCAGGCACGTCCGACTTAACGCCGGCTTGCATCAGTGCGGACTCCAATGTATTGTACCGCTCCCAGGCTTGGGGTGTCAGGTGCGCTTCACGGATCTTCTTGACGGGCGAACCGATCAGCTTGCCGTTGACAGTGACTTGGTCGTACTCGTCGTAGTGTCCCAGGATCTCTGCCAGCTCGCCCTTGATCTCCGAACGCGCACCCCAGTCTCGGGTTGTCGGAGGACCGAGTGGCTGGATCTTGTCGACGTCCGACTCAGCCGTGATAAAAATGAACCGAGGCAAAAAGCCTGAGGCGACCTGTTCGGTAGTGAGGATCTCCTGCGTCTTCGACTTGATACCGCCAGTGAACAGGATTAGGCACGGGTTCTTGACGCTGATGGTCTCCTTGCGGAGCAGGCGCTTCTGCTCCTTGCCGTCGTACAGTTTGGTGAGCATCTCCGGCATGCCCGCCATGTAGTCCCGCTTGACCATCTGCTCCAGGAGTCCGCTGAACTCGTCTCGAAGGAAGATGCTCGGACGTCCTGGCCTCGTCGACAAAGCCGTAAACAAACCCTCGAGAGAACCGTCCGTCGCTAGGAGCAACTCCTCGTCCAGTTCTCCCAGCATGTCCATCGCGATGTCCATACTGGTCGTCTTGCGTGTCAGCGTCGTGTCTGCTAGAATCATGAACCATAGGTTAGGCACCATGACCCCGAACGAGGTCGGCAGCCTGACGCTACCGGCCAGAACGGATGAGAGGGCAACGAAGGCTCCGGCTTGGTGATACTGTTCAGCAGCATCTCCAAGTCCCGATGCCCAGCGGATATAGCGCTCGACCCAGCTATCCTGCGCCTCAGCCAGGACTCTCTCATCATCCGTGAGTAGAGGTCCTTCAGGCTCGGGTCGGGCTTTGACGATCTTGCTATTGTTCTGATGGCGGAAGTAAGCCCGGCAGACGTCCTGCCATAGGTACTTGGCTGCACGGTTACTGTCACCAAAATCTCTGGCAAACTTGTTACACCGGGCTGCCTTGCTGATGACATAGACGTCCTCTCTGGAAAGGCCACCCTCGAAGAGGATCATCATCAGTGACCAGAGCCGACCTGACCACTGCTTCTCCTGAGGCACCGAGTCGAACAGGTCGAGCCCGGCCTTGTTGATGAGGAACCGCTTCTGCCGAAGAAGGTCCTCGCCACTGATGTCCGGGAGCTCCTCGGGGAACGGGATCTCCAGATGCTCGAAGCCGGTGACCTTATCGTAGTGTGCGAATTCCTCAGGTCGGAACTTGCCAGCACCAGTCCGAACGACTCGCACTGTTGCTGGAGGACTGTACTTCATGTTCGCCGTGTAGGGAACACGAAGCAGCTGAGTCAAGTCCCAGCCAGAGGTGTCCGCACCCTTGTCCTTGAAGTGGTATGCGAGGCGTCGTGAGATGTCTTCGCCGACGTCCGGGTCCTGGGGGTATTCAAAGCTCCACACGGCTTGGTATCTACCGGGCGAGCTCTCAACGGTGACGGAAGGCTGTACGTCCAGGTTATCCGGGCTGCACGAGTCGAGGTCCGCCCAGGCACACGTGGCAACCTCGGCGAGTTCCTTTCGTCGCTTGGGCTCTTCAAAGAGCTGCGGACAGTAGTACGCGTTTCGGTTGATCGGCACATGGTCTAGTACATCAAGCATCTCCTCTTCCTGCTCGGGCCACTGGAAGAAGCGTTCCGTCATCTTCCGTTCAGTCAGATCAAGGAACGCTAGGCAGGCGTAGCCCCGGCCGCTACCATATACCAACCGAAAGAATGTGCGTCGCACACCTCTAAAGTCCTCGGTCAACGTACACCCGCTTTCTACGAAGGGGAGAGAAGGCCTCCGACTCTGGGTTGTGACGTGCCCAGGTGCCTCGGTGTCGGAGACCTTCTCTCCTTCAGTAACCGCCTCCGCTTCCCCGCTCTATGAGCCGGAGGCGATTACGTTCTACGGCAGGAGGCTGTCGCTCCCGCTCGACGCGACGGCCGTACCGCCCGGGACACCCTTCCAGGTGCTGGCCGGGTAGAACTGGCCGATCTGGTTCCGCGCGTCGTACTCCTTCGTCGGGTCGTTCGGGTCCTTGCGGGCCGGCTGGATCTTGACCTTGGCGACGATGAGCCGGGACTCGTAGTCGCGCTGCATGATCTCGTCCGGGTTGAAGTTCAGAGCACCCGAGACGTCGTCGCCGAGCGCCTCCATGAAGCCCTTCAGGTTCCAGAGCGTCTTGGGGTTGGTCGGGAAGAAGGAGTTCCAGAGCTTGCGCTCCGCCACCTTCATCTGCCCGATCATCTCCGGCTGCTGGATGGTGAACTCGAACTGGACGTTCGGCTGGCCCTTGTTCTCCCCGGACTGGATCTCCTTGACCTCGTAGTCGGTGACGGCGAGCAGGTACTTGCCCGTCGGCACCGGGTCGAAGTTCTTGGTCTCGACGTTGGTGAAATCGACGCGGAAGCCGGTGGAGCCGTTGTCGCTGAAGTCGCTCATTCCTCGTTACCTTTTCCCAGGATCGTGTACTCGTATATCGTTTGCATCGTTGGCGCCTCCAGAATCATCGGGAGCTTGCCCGACCGGTCCTTCGCCACCGTGTTGTCTGTTGCCGCGGTGAGAAGAAGGCGCTTCTGAACCGTCTTGTCGTCCTCCTTGACATTCTTGACGTAGTAGTAGACCACTACGTCGAGGAACGCAGCCACCTCGTCGGAGAGCTTTCCCGAGAGGTAAGGCTTCTTGGAGATCGTCCCTGTTCGCGTGTCCTTGTCAGACTTCGCGAGCGCCGTGAAGATCGAGTTCATCGGCAGGTCTCGGAAGGCACGAACGAGCTTCCGGATCTGTTCGATGTTCTTGCCCCACTCGCGCATGGACGGGATGTCGGGATCCCTTCCCGGGTCGGCGGCGACCACTCTCTGCATGATGTTGTACATGCTGAACTTCTGGATCTCCGTGAGGCTATCCAGAACCACCGTCCGATACTCGGTTCGGCCGGAGTGCAGCTCGTCGTAGACGGCCTGCATCTGATCCCAGTTCTCGACGCGAACGACGTTCACATCAGGATGCGTGTTCGCCAGGCTAAGAGTACCTCCTTCGATGTCGATGTGGAGTACTGGCCTCATCTCCGGCACGGCGTCGGCTGATCCGGAAAGGATCGTCTTGCCGACGCCACTCTCGCCGTAGACGAGGAGGTTCATGGTGGCGAGTCGGTCCTTGACGGGTGCGACTCGAAGGCCAGCCAGACTTCCTGGCCGCAGCTTCTCTTTCTCGTTCGGCGGCAGAACGACTGGTGCTGATGTCAAGATGCGCTTCCTTCGCCCGTGTGGTTTTTTGCCTCTTCAGGGGGCCGAATGGACAGCTTCGTCCGTGACGCTTCCATGCTGTGATCGTACAGCACGGTGCCGTGCACAGACATCAGTTCCTCGTCAGTGAGAACCACCTCTCCCCCGAGCTTCTGGATCAAGGCGGCCATCAGCGGAAGCTCCAAGGCTGACAGCTGCTGGGCTTGTACCTGGGTGAGCAGCTGGTACGCACTACAGGTGAGGCAGTCGAAGACTTCCGCCACGAAGCACTGACGTCTGTGCTGTCGCAGCTTGTTCATGATCTCTTCGAAGTCTTTCACCTTCATGCGCTCAGCATCCAGGTGCTCGGGTCCTGGTAGAGGATCTTGGAAGCCATCTGTGCGGAGGCTTTGGCGTCTGATCCGGACCCTGGCGTAGCAAGCACAGTTCCCACGGTGTTGTCGAACCAGCAGAACATCTCGGCGTCGTTCTGAAGGCAGTACTGGACCTGGTCGGACATCCAGGTGCCGGTGACCGTTCCGCTCTTGACGCCGGACTCAGCGACGCCCCACGGAACGTTCTTCAGCTGGGAGTAGTTGATGGCGTAGTCCCAGACAGCGCCCTTAGTCCCCAGGTCGGAGTAGCCGTCGACGAGGAACAGATCGATCAGCTCCTGTGAGTACCAGGAGTCGAGGATCATGTTGGCGAAGTCGGTTCCGCTGTGCGGCTGGTAGGCCTCCAGGATAACGCTGGAGTAGATGTTGAGGCCACCGAAGGACCGGACGAGCTTGAGGAACCGCTCGGTCGCCTTCTGCCACTGGGCGAGCGTGAACGTACCCTGCCTGACCTTGCCGTCACCCTCGTGCCACATACCGAGGATGCACCGGTGGTTGGTCGGGATGCTCTGCAGGAAGGACATGAACGCCGAATCGAGTACGCACGTGCCCATCTTGTCGATGTCAGGCTTGAAGCTGTAGATGCTGACGTAGTTCGACTTGGCGTTGGTCGTGTCGTAGTCGATGTGAGCGTTGCTGGCCGCGAACGTGGTTGGCACGCCGTAGGTGGACGGGAAGTCGGCCGCGCCCTGGTATGAACGACGAACCGCGAGCGGACCGTAGTTCGTGTTGGCAGTACCGAAGTCACTGCCTCCCAGGTTCGGCGTGCTAGTTCCCATGAGCATTAGGCGCCTCCTTGACTAGTGCTTGGACTCTTACCAGGTTGCCCTGGATGCCCTCGTCCCATCTGACGGTGGGCGGATGGTAGTAGATCACCCGGCAGTTACCCTCGACGGCGGTCTTCTTGCACATAGCCCGGAGGCGGCGGTAGACGGCGTTCTCGAAGTCTTCGTCGAACCACGCTTGCGGGTCCACCCATGTCTGCGCGAACGTTGCCCTCATGCGTGTCGACGCTTTGCCTCGTTGTGACAGCCCGAGTTCGGTCTACCGAAGACTACCTGCTTGCAACCCTCCCCATCGGTGTGCACGTCGACGATGATGTACTCGTGCTCTTCGCCGTTGAAGGTAGCCTTGACTCGTTCTCCTTCATCGAGCCGGCCCAGCACCTTGACGTCACCGCTCATTGTTGCCCCTGTAGTCTCCGTACTCACCCTTGATGTCCCACCCGATGTTGATCCAGATCCATCGGCGGATACGGAACCAGATCATTCGCCATCCCTTGCGTACCTGTACGCAGCGTCAGCCACTTCCTGAAAAGTCCCCCGGAAGGTTTTCGCCTTGTCTCCTAGCGAGACATGGAGCGTATAGCTGCCTAGGACAAAGTCTGTAGTAGGGTCCCATCCATTGTCGGTCAGCCACTGCATCTTTTCGCCGGGACCCATTACTCGCCACCCTTGCTTTCCGTGCTTGCGCCTCGCACCTGCCTGTACCAGTACGGAGGCTCCTGCTTGAACAGGGTCTTCAACGTGTAGGTGTAGTCCTCGCCTCTGTTCTTCCCGAGACACGGCTGACGGAAGCCGCAGAACTTACATCCGAAGCGTCCCGAGTTCCGGTAGATGCGAAGGTTGGGATCGATCATGTCAAGGGCTTCGTTGCCGATGTCGATCCCGATGTTGTCGAGCTGCGTGTCGGTCTTCATGATCTGGAACCGCTGGAAGAACTTCGGACCGTCGTCGCGGAGCCAGGTCAGGAACTCGTCGTAGTGGCGTCGCCGAAGAGCCTCTGGATCGTTCTCCCGAATGAACGCCAAGTACGTCTGGAAGTCCGTGTCCTGATTCTTGCTGACGCTGTAGCGACAGCCCTTTCGAATGTTGGCGTTCTCCTTGGGGGCCTGGGGGAAGCCCTTCTTCTGTTCGTGGTAGATGAATCCACGTACAGGAAGACCGAGCACCTTCCGTAGGGCCCAGACGTAGGATCCGATCTGATCATCCAGCTCCAGGAACTCCTCGTCGGACGAAAGTTGCCTGGCGGTCTTCCAATCGATGATCCAGTAGTCACCGGCGGAGTCCTCTCCGAGCGCGTCGATTCGACCGGCATAGGTGACGGGTAGGCCGGGCCAATCGATCTCGTCCTTGAAGGTCAGCTCCGTGCCCTTCGTGCGGGCATTGAGATTGAACAGGTCCCAGCATCGCCGGCACTTGCACATGAGCGGCTGGCCGGTGTCCGGGTGGAGGATCGGTACCTCGAAGGGGATCTCGACCTTGATCGGCTTGAACTGCTCGGGATGCTTCGGAAGCTGTTCGCGGTAGTAGTACCGCAGCATGCCCTTGCCGAGCTCTACACGTTCGTCGTACTCGTCCTGAATCGCGGGCTCAAGGCTGGGCTGGTCGACGTTCTGCAGGTACGTCGCCCTCTGCTTGTTGCACTCGTCGACGAAGGTCTTGACCGCCAGCTCGCCGACGACCTCCTTGTCGAGATGCCACGTCGTCGGTTCGTACAGTGTCTCCATGCCCTTGTGATAGGCAATGCCGAACTCGAGCGGCGGAGCCATCCCTTGGGGAGTCCATCCCTCTTGAAAGTGCCACTGCCATCGGAGGCGGCATCCTTTGAAGGACTTCCTCTCCGATGTGTGAATCTCGTGGCTAAGCTGAGTCACGTACGCTCCTCTTTGATTTCTTGGGCGTCTTCGTCTATTATATCACGGACGATGAGGACCTCTCAAGAGTCCAACGCGAATTTTCCCTGAGGAAGTTTTTGGCATCACCTCCAACGCTTGGGACTCTTCCTGACAGGCCAGAAGACCCTCAGGTGCTCGTTGCAGTGGGTGCTGGTGTAGCTGTTGTGGCCGGCCCGCCACGTACAGCGTACGGGCCGATACCACTTCCACCGCCACGAACGGCAGCGCTTCCTCATCCGTGTTCTCCTCGGGCCTTGAGCTTCATGCACTTCGGCGGTGAGTCGGGCTGCCGCCAGTGAACACACTGACCGACGCAGCAGGGGCACTGGTCCTGGTTGGCCATCGACATCTGGTCGGTGAAGGAGAGCTCGCGCGTCGGCATCGTGATGTTGTACACACCCTGACCGAAGCAGGTCTCACACTTCCATGCCTTGAGCCCCTTGCCGAGCTTCGGAAGCGGCTCGTTGTATGCGCGCCACTCCAAGGAGAGGGGACGCTGCCTGTGCAGAAGCTTGCGCAGGGCTACGGCAACGCCTACGGTCCCCGTGCCCATGAAGATCCATCCCCAAACGACGTACTCTTGCATTGCGGCCACCCTTTCTTGTTTCTGCCACTAGGGCACATGCTGACATCCTGTTACCTGTGCGACACGGGGCACAACCGTGTTCCACATTGAAGTGAGCCCAGGGCTGACCAGGACATTACTGCCTCACGGTGCCAGCATGCACCCTAACCGCAGAAGCGGTTGGTCATCAGCCGGAGTTGCGGACGTGGTAGAAGACGGGCGAACCGTAGAGCGACTCGCGGCTCAGCCTAGTGCCGGAGTGGTGCGCGCCGTAGCGGTAGACCTTCGAGCCGACGCGGTCCACCATCTCGACGTGGCCGTAGCCCCAGAAGATCAGGTCGCCGTCCTTGGCCTGCGACTTGGTGATCCTGTACACCTTCGAGCTCCGGCGCTGACTGTCAGCCGCCCGCGGCAGGCTGATGCCCGCGTGCAGGTAGGCCGTGTAGATGAGGCCGGAGCAGTCGTAGCAGGAGGCCGACTTCGTCTTGCTGCCCTCGCCGCCGTAGCAGTAGGGCTTCCCGGCCTGCGACTTGGCGAAGTTGAACGCGACCACTCGCTTGGCGGTCGCCGCGTCAGCGGACACGGGGAGAACGAAGCCGAGCACGAGTCCGATGAAAGTCGCGGACAGGAGAACGGCCAGTACCTTCTTCTTCTTCATTACGAACCTTTCAGCATCTGGTACATGTTGTAGAGCAGGATCGCCAGTACGATCACGCCTGCCCCCTCGAACACACACGCTGCAATGAACCACCCCCTTCCAAGCTTCCAGCACCCGCAGTCGCAGGCTAGTCCGTCGTCTTCCTCAGCGACCACTTCCACGTTAGCCATAGCGCCGCTTCCTGCATTCCTTTCCGAGGTACTTTCCGGACCGCTGATCCTTGCGTGCGGTGTGTCCCGTGCATGCGCACTGCTTGCAGTCGGCACACTGCTTGTGCTTCTTCGGGCACGGCTTGGCCTTGACCAGACCGCCAAGCAGTTCTCGTGTGTCGGCATCCAGCTCGTGTGGTGTTTCTTCCGCCACCTTGGCCATCTCGCCGGCGTCAAACCGGAGCCCGCACATGTCAAACACCACACGGATTGGATCCATCACCTCCTTCGGTGGGTGCTTGCGGCTCTTGCGGGTCCCGGCGTCGACACCTTCCTCACGAACGAACCAGGCGGCCAGACGCATCTGGATGTCCAGGACCTGCGCAGGGTCGTCGATCTCGATCCGGGGGTTGGCTCTGCCGACCAGGCCGGGGTTCCCCACTAGTCCTCCTCGTTGTCCAGGATCTCGGCGAGCAGGTCACGTGCCGAGTGGGCGACCGTCTGCCATCCGTTGACGGCGCCTCTGTTGTTGGCCTTCTTGTATCCGGCCAGCCAGTAGGTGGTGGGCTTGCCGCACTTGGCGTGGACCATCCAGCCGTACTTCTTGCCGAAGGTGATGTTGCCGTGGTGGCTCTCACCGTTGTCGCAGGTGCACGTCTTGGTCGGGAAGGCGAAGACCCGTTCGAGCCGTGCCTTGCTGCCGAGCAGTGCACCGAGGGCCATCGTTTCCTTCGGCCAGTTGGTCTGTACCTCCTCGGCACCTTCCGGCTCGACGTCGGGCTCGAGGAGGCTGGCCAGCTTGCGGACGAACTCCTCTGCGGCTTCGTTGTCCTCGAAGGACAGAACTACATGTCTCATCGTACCTCCGGGACGAAGCACTCGGTCAGGATGATCACACCGCAGCGCAGGCACTTCTCGGCCTCGCAGTGACAGTAGCCGAGACCGGATCCGCAGTAGTGCGAAGGCAGCTCGGTCTCCCGCAGGTCGTGAGGCTCAGTCCAGCCGGTCTCGGGACAGAGCCTCTTCTTCCTGAACTGCCACCACTTGGGCTTCACTCCAGCTCCTCGTGTGAGAGGTTCAGCGGAGTGCGTCCCATGATGGAGTCGACCTGCTCCTGCAGTGCGTCACCGTCGATGTGCTCGACACGCATCTTGTTGGCGAACCGCTCGACGATGGATCGGATCTCCTTGCACGCGTTGTCGTACCGCGTCTGGGCGGAACGTCGCTGCTCGTCGGCCCGGATCTCTTCCAGCAGCGTCGGCTGCCAGATGGGTGCGCGGGCGTCCAGCATCGCTCGAGCGTTCCGCAGGTTGAAGAGTGGACGCATGAGAGCGGCGTCCAGTTCGTCAACCAGGTCATTGCGCATTAGAACCCCGTCTCCAGAACGCAGACGTCCTCACCGTTGCGCTCTTCCATGTCAGCCCCGAGGACGGGGGACTCCTCGTCGGTGAGGACTTGGAGACCCCCGTCCAAGGACTGGAGCTGTTCGATAAGCTCCTGGACGGTCATGTCAGTTGCCGGAGCCGTCGGCGTTGTGCGCGTGGACCTTGGACCGGTCGACCTTCGTGACCTTGACCTTGGTCTGCGAGCCCGGCGGGATGGTGCAGTGGCCCTTGTCGTCGCACTTGACGTCGAAGCCGAAGGTGGTGAGGTCGGGCTCGGAGTAGAAGATGCCGATCTGCCCGTTCGGCAGGACGCAGTTAGCGTAGGTGGCCGCGACGTCCGCCGGCGGGTAGATCCCGTACGGCTCCTGCTGCGGAGTGGTCAGGTCGTTGGTGGCGTCCACCTTCACGGGGTTGGTGATCTGCGAGCCGAAGGGGATCGGGAAGCCGACGCTGGGGCACTGGAAGGTGATGCCGACGTTCGGGACGGTCTGCACGGTCCAGGTGTCCGCGCCCTCGGCCATCGCGTCCTGGGCGGCCAGCAGGTTGTTGCGGGCCTGCGAGGCGTCGTAGGCGTGCGGCGGCTGGGCCTCGTCGAAGTGCTTCTGGGAGCGGGCGGTGAACTTCTTCTCCTGCTTGTCGCCGGAGCCACTGCCGTCACAGGTGCTGGCCATCGTGCCGATCATGGCGAGCGGGAGGGCTCCCGCGAGGAGGTACTTCTTCCAGTTCTGCATGCTGTTGCTGCCCTTTCAGTTGTCAGTGCTGGTTGAGGAAGGACTTGACGTCCGGCGGAACGGAGTCGCTCGGGATGAGCTGCACGCGTTCCTTCATCTCGGCGACGAAGGCGTTGAGCTGGGCCTTCTTGCCGGCGATCAGGTTGTCGTTGGTGGGGTCGTTCTGGGCCTCGAGCTCCTGGATGTCGGCCTCGAGCTTGGTGGCGGCCGTCCACTTCTGGATGAGGAACGTCCGCTGCGACTCGACGTACTGCTGCGAGTGCGTGTTCTGCTTACGTTCGGCGTCCAGCATCGCGGGACGGATGATGAACGCGCCGACGAGGCTGAGGATGATGACGACGCCGGCGATGATGGCGAACCACTTCACGGCGAGGTTGCCGAAGAAGTTGGTGTCGCTGGTGATGCCCTTCTTCTCCTCGTCGGAGAGGCCGTAGTTACTCATGCTGCTCCTTTGTTAGCTGACGATGCAGATGGCTTCTTCGTCACCATCCGACTCGATGTCGACGCGCTCGATCTCGTAGCCGTCGACGAACACGACGTGCTCGGCCCCCAGCTCGTTGATGCGGTCGATCAGTTCCTTTCCGGTCATGTCACTCCTCCTCCGCGTTGGCTAGGTTGCGAATGCAGGTCATGCAGAGACCGAAGCCGTAGTCCTCGGGATCGTCGATCATGATGCCCGTGAAGCGAAACTCGAGGACACCGTTGTGCAGCCAGGTGTCGGTCATCTTGTAGAACTGGCACCAGGTGTGCACCGAGGCACGGTAGTGCGGCTCGGGGTACAGGCACCACTGGAAGGCCGACTTGCTCGCCCGGATGATGTGCGCGTTCTTGGCCTGCTTCGAAGCGCCCACCAGGTAACGCTTGTTCCAGTGATGCTTGAGTTGCACCATGGCCTTGCGCGCGGGCACCGGAGGATCAGGAACCACACGGAGGTGATCCCGTCTGCGCGGAGCCAGGTCATTCGTTTCCACGCGGGAGTACGCCTCGAGCAGATCCGAGCCGTGCGAGTCGCCCCTCATGCAGTTCAGGATCGTGCGGATCATGACGACCGTGATCGTCTTGCCAGCCGCTAGATGTCTGCGGATCTTGACGAGCGGCTCGAACTCGCCCGAGTAGTAGCAGTCGAGCCAGTGCAGCGCAACGTCGCGAAGCTCCTCACCTCCTTCGCGGACGTCCGCATCGGTCCATTTGTAGCCTTGGACGAACTCCCCTGCGGACACAGTTTCACCTCCACGCAGTTGCCTTGGGAATTGCTCCGGTCACTCTTGGCGAAACCGGAGCCGTCGGGATTGAGTATCATTCGTCGATTCGATTCACGTCTCTCAAGTACGCCGTGCGGACACCGAAGTCCGTCAGGCGCACCTTCTTCGGGTCTTTCTCACTGCGCCTCGCGACGGTGAGCTTCCGCCCCATCTCCGGAAGGTCGTGAATGTGCTCCAGGAACCGGAGAGCTTCATCATCGGAGTTGAAGCCCACCATCACGTAGCGTGCCATGTTCGGTTACCTTCTCAGCTCGAGTTCCAGGTCGTGAAAGATTTCGTTGACGATGCCCTGACGCTCACCGTCCAGGAGTGACTGCCCGTCGGGGAGCCGCTCTCCGGCCATGCGTGACGCCATGTCGTAGAAGGCCTGAAGCGCTCGGGCCTCAGTCTCGTCCAGGCGAAGGTGGAAGGTCTTCTTGACCTTCACCGTCAGCCGCTCTCTGGCCACGGAGCCGCCTTTCTTCCATCTCAGTCCGCAGGTACACGCAGAGGTCGAGGGCCTCCTCATACGCATCCTTCAGGTTGTCTCGCCCGTTGTTGGGCTGGAGCAGGGAGCCGTAGCGCTTGAGTCCCAGCTGCTTCCGGGCCTCCAGATCCGCCACCACCATGTCATGGATGGACGGATGATCGTTTGGCACCGGAAGCGGCTGGTCCTCAGGCCTCTGTCGGAGGTCACTCACCGGGCGTGTTGCTCTCGCTCGCCGGCTGGATCGGAACCACCTTCGTCGGCGGCTTGGCCTGGTCCAGAGCGACGACGTACTTCATGACGAGCACGCTCACCTTCTCCGGGTGCCAGTAGCAGGCGACGACCTTCATCGGGTACTCGGTCCCGTCGGTCTTCAGGTCGCGGGCGTCGAGCGGCTCACCCTTGTCGTCGACCAGGATGTGCTCGGTGACGTAGCTCACTCAGTGTCCCTTCTGTTCTCGGGCGACCAGTACACGCCGGTCTGGCCGTCCTTCGGGTTCAGCTCGTAGATGGTCGGCCACGGGCCGGTGGACTCGATCCAGTCCATGAGCTCGTCCCAGGTCTTCTTCTGCGGGGCGTGCGGACCGGTGCCGTACCAGTAGCCGTTGCCGGCCTTGATGAAGGCGTAGTCGTACCGCTTACCGGTCTGCCAGCTGGTGTCAGTGAACATCTTCTTCATGTACACCACCGGCGGCAGGTACTCGCCCTCCGAGAAGCGGAGACCGTCGGTCGGCTCCGGCGGACGGTTCTCCAGGTCCGCGATCCTGGTGAGGATCGCATTGAGCTGCTTCTTCAGCTCGGTCAGCTGTGACACCTTGGGCTTGCTCCTTCTCTTCTTGGCGGTCTCCCAGCGGACGTGCTGAGACACCGGCGGAGGGTCGTCGCTGGAGAAACGACCCGTGACGGTTCCCTGGAGCCTCATGGCCTCCGGACGCGGCCGACCATCCGGCCTCAGGAAGCGCTGGAACCCAGGCGGTAGCCCTTCGACGTCATCGTATACGCCCCCGATGAGCATACCGTTGCCGTCGTCGTGGGCGCGATCGAGATCCTGCCACGCGTCGGAAACCTCGTCGTAGGCCCCGAGCGCTGCAGCGTGCTCGTCGAAGTTGGCGCTGCCGTAGAAGGCCTTCCACTGCCGGGCCTTCCACTGCTTGTACTGCTGCTTCTTGTGGAAGTCCCACTGCTGGGGGAGAACCCGCTTCAGGTTCCCGCTCTTGACGAACGCGACGTCGTACCAGCGGTTGAAGTCGTCCGGGTAGAGTCCGCCGTTCGGCATCATCTTACCCTCGTTCTCCGACCACCTGTCCCGCTCGTACGCGTCACACTCTTCGAGGGCCGCCTGCTGCTCGGCCCAGCTCATCGACTCGGCTGCGTCCCGAGCCCTATCGGCTTCCCATCCCACTTGACACCTCCCTTTCGTTTGTCTGGGTGTCGTGGATTGTTGTCAGCCGCTACTGGTCTTGAACCAGTTGTCCGACATCGCGGGCGACTTTTCCACCGGGGAAGTCTTGTACTCCTCCGGCAGATCGATGCCCACCTCGTACACGGCGCACTGGCCGATCAGGTGATCGTACACCCTGTGCTCGACCGTGCCGTCGCATACCTCATGGGCGGCGTGGTAGTGAACGATCGTCGACTCCGGCTGACGTGCGTCGAACATTCGCCGCTGGGCGTCGTCGAGCTGCGCCTGCATGTTCGTGCGCTCGCCCGTGAACGAGTGCCTGGGCTTGTCCACTATTCCTCCTTCTGCGGCAAGTACTTCTTGCCGAGCAGGTCCATCCAGTTGGTGATCTTGGACCACTCCGCGTCGGCGTCACGGCTCTCCCACTGACCGTTGGGGTGCCGACGCTGAACCGTCAGGTAGGTCGGGTAGATGACCTCGACGAACAGCTTCGCACGAAGCGCTTCGTCCTCATCGTTGGAGGCGGCACCGTTGATCAGTGGCTCCGTCTGCAGGGCGATCGTGCTCACGATGCCGCTGTCGAAGATGCTGACCCGACGCTTGTAGGCCTGGTGGTTCAGGTATCCCATCATGTCCTCCAGTCGCATGGGCATCAGTCCTTGTGGCGGGGCTCGTAGCTGATGCCCCAGTGCTCGTACAGGTAGTTGCGGATCTTGTTCGCCTGCTTCTGCCGCCAGCCGGCCCTGCGGAGCTTGCGTCCCACGCGCTTGGCCTTCCGGATCGCCTTGCGCTCCTCCCGCTCGGAGGGCACGACCTCGATCTCGTCGACCGTGGTGACGTCGGTCGCCGGGAGCACCAGGATCTCGTCCTCGATCGGGTTGAAGGTCTGCGTGTCGTCGAGCGCTACCTCCGGGAACCGCTGCTTGCGGAACTCGGTCAGTTCGTCGACCAGCGCCTTGTGCTTGCCCCGGAGCTCCGCCATCATCTGATCGAAGATGGACGGGCCCGTATCGGAGGTGGGAACGGTGGTCTTGGTGTCGAGGTAGATCGCGGACATGCTGCTCATGGTGACTCCTTGGGGGTTACCGGCGGCGTAGGCGCCGGACTAGAGACTGGCGGTTCTGAAGGCTTCGTCCTAGTGGGTGTTGGCTTGGGCTTCTTGGTAGGGCGCGAGTGAGTAGGTGACGGTGAATACGAGGGCCGTGTGGAGCTTGGTGTCTCCGTGGGCCGCGGTGGACGGGTGTAGTGAGGGACGCTGTGATGCGTCGGGTGGTAGGTGGGTGTAGGAGACGCCGTGCTCACAGTAGGAGAAGGCGTCGCTACGGGTGGCGGGACCGGAGTCCCCTGGTCGCTGCTGGGAAGAAGCATCACCGCGACTACGGCGACGGGTCCCCAGACAGCGAGCCAGGAGACCCAGCCCTTGCCCTTCTTCAGGTCGAACCAGTCGACCCAGCTACCAGCGAGGACCGGGAACCTCTTTCCAGAACTCCCGGTCTCCGTCGGTGGACTCGAGTCCTCGGCTACCGGAAGCTCCGCTGTCGTTCCCGACTGTGCGAGGAGCGGATTCGGTTCTGTCGCCATCTCCCACAGGGGCAATGGTGACGGTACGGTGGGCGTCCTCTCCACAGAACTGATCCATTCCCCCGGCGTTGGTGAGTCCAAGGTCGAAGATCTCCTGCACAGCCGTCTTGGCATCGGCGTCCGTGATGGACACGTAGTCACCCTCGAAGTACTCCGCGATGAGTTCGTCGGAGACCTCGACTGTCACCTTGCGCGTCTTCTCGGGGCCGCTACCCAACCTGGCCACCGCCCCCGATGTGCGGGCCCTTGCCGTTGCTGATCGCACCGGACTTGGCCTTCGCCTCACGCAGACCGTTGAAGGAGTCCGTGAGGACCTTGATGATCTCTTCCTGGTCGGAGTCGAGGTCGCCGATCATCGCGACGCCCGTCAGCTTCTCGCCGAGGATCATCGACGGCGTACGGAGCACGACGGCGTACACGGGCTGCGGTCCCACCGGAGTGGGCATGACTACGAGGCTGCAGTCCCACTCGATGTTGGTCAGCCCGAGCTTCGGAGCCTTCTCGACCGCGTGCGCGACCTTGCTCCGCATCGCCTTGCCTAGATCAACCATGAAGGCATCTTTCCTTCCTTCTTCAGGTGGTCCACGACCTTCGCGAAGGAGGTCATGTCCTCGATGGTGGGCTGCCCTGCACGCTCAGGCGTCTGGCCCATGTACAACTTCTTGAGGTCGTCGAACTCCTTGGCGACCTTGGCGACGGACTCGTCCATCTCCCTGCGGATGGTCTTCGTCATCGTCTCGATGGCCTGGTCGGCAGCTCTGACACACTGCCCCTTGGTCTCCAGCTCGATGAAGTCGACCAGGCCCTTGCGCGTCTGGTTCAGGTCTTTGAGAACCCCCCGACCGTCCTCAATGGCCTTCTCCAGCCGCTCGACGAGCTTCCGGAGCTCTGCGATGTCGTCGCCACCGATCTTGATGTCGACTTCCATCTCTCCTCGAGCCCGCGCCATCAGCTCGGCCTCTTCGGAGGGCAAGGGTTGCCGTGCTCGTCGACACACACCTCGACCTGATGCGTGTGTCCGTTCTTGTCCTTGACCGTGCCTCCGTCGTTGCCACAGGCGTTGGCGAACGCACCAGTCACGATCAGCGACCCGACGAGGGCCAAGCCGCTGGCGAAGATGTTGCTACGCTTCACGTAGCGCCCACCTCTTTTCGGCGTAGAAAGTGTAGTCCAGATAGGCACTATAGCCCCATCCGGTCTCGGCGATAAGGTCCTTGTACTCTCTGTTGACGGCACACCGTTCGTACATCATATACGGTGTCACTACGATGAGGTTCCAGGGCATTTAGAACACTCCGTGGATGTGCATCACGGCCGCGATCGTGAGGAAGCAGGCGGTCAAGACTCCGATGACGATCGCAAGGACGATCTGCAACCAAAAACGCATGAGGAGAAGGGGCTCCGTCGTTCTAGTTTCCGCCGCCGTACACCATGATACGGCATTCCGATGGTGACTTGCCCGCAGCGATGCAGGCCTTCAAGCTCTCTCGGTGGTTGTTCGAAGCTTCGACAGCGCCGAACACAATGCCGCCCACCACGGCCAAGATGCCGAGAACGATCGCCACGCCGAGGAAGAACCCCGCCCACGTGATGTCGCCCTCTCTGTCGATCAGGTCGCTCACTCGATGTCTCCCAACATCTTCTGGATGTATTCCCATTTCTGTTCGATGCGCTGACGCCTTCCCATGTCGACGGTGTTCCGTGCCATGATGTCAGTGATCTGGACAGCGTTCTTCTGACCGACTCGGTGCGCACGGTCTTCGGCCTGCTTGTTCGCTACAGGCTTCCAACTGCGGTCGAGGAAGATGACGTGGCTGGCGGCCGTCAGGGTGATCGACTCTCCACCGGTTGCGATCGTGGAGGCGAAGACCTGGATGTTACCCTTCTGGAAGTCAGTGACGTACTTGCCTCGGTCGGCCTGGTTGATGTCGCCGGTGAACGGTACGAAGGAGATGTTCCTCTGCTTCAACCGTTCGCCCACCATGTGGACGGCATCCTGGAACTGGCTGAAGACGATGAGCTGGTCGTTCGGAGCCTCGTCGACGATGTCCATCAGTGCGTCAATCTTCGACGACGGATCGACAATGCGCCACTTCAACTCTTCGAACCAGATCGGCTCGCCCGTTACCTTGTCGCGGATCCAGTCCGTCTTGTCCTTGTTCCGACGACGGTGCTTCTCGATGTACGACTCCATGTACCCCATGGCGAACTGCTGGAGTCGGGTCAGCTGAGCGATGACTGCAGGGGCGGCAAGAGGAGCACTCTCCGTCTCCTTCTTCATTTCCACCCAGGCAATCATCTCCTTCTTCATCTCGTCGTACGCCTTGCGCTGCTGCGGAAGGAGATCCACCCAGACGGTGTTATAGTACTTGTCCGGGAGGTCCTCCATCACGTCCGCCTTCTTCCGACGGACGAACCAAGGCTCCATCTCCTTGTGCAGGCTGGCGACGTTCTTGACGCCGACGAACTTCTTGTACTGCGCCCCTGTTCCCCAGTTGGTCTCGGTGTCGTAGAGGCAGTAGTGGTTGACGAACCGGTGGTAGCTGGTGTAGCCCTTGTAGTTCGGCCAGAGCCAGTTCAAGACTGACCAGAGGTCTTCCGGCTTGTCATCGGCAGGTGTTCCGCTGATGCCCGTCTTGTACTTGACGTTGCGGATCTGCTTCAGGGCCTTGGTCGTCTTGGCGTTCCGGTTCTTGATCTTGTGCACCTCGTCGGCGATGATGTGGAACCAAGCGACACGCTTCAGCTCCTCGATCAACCGAACACCGTCCCAGTGGATGATGTAGAAGTGCACATGCGGATCCTTAAGCGCTCGGATGAACGCTGGCCTGTTCTTCGGGTTGATGACCACTACCTTGGCTCGCGGAGCGAACTTGTAGATGGTCTCTTCCCAGTGATCGAAGGCCGATCCTCGGGCGATGATCAACGTCTTCAACGCCGTCGTGGGTATGCCTGACTTGTCGTAGATGTCCTTCCTGTGCTTCACATCGATGGCAAGGGACTCGAACGTCTTGCCGAGACCCATCTCGTCACCGATCAGGCGCGACGTTATCTTGGGTCGCGTCAGCTTGTCGACTGCTTCCTGCTGGAAGCTGAACAGCGTTACGCTCAACTGCCCACCGCCATTATGATCCTGGCCGTGATGATGACTACAGCCGCGACGAGAATGGCCCAGCGAAGACCAGACGGAACGAGACTACCGCAGCGAACCAGCGCCTTCCTCGGAAGGGTGTTCTGCGCGAGCACCTTCCGGGCTTCAGCTAGCTCAGCCAGCTCCCTGCAGTAGTTGCAGAGTGAGTCCGCATCCGTGGCAACGAACTCTGCCCTGCAGCCTTTGCATGACACTAGAGACTCGTGCGCCACAAGATCACCTACTCTCCTTTGCCATCTTCTACTATTCTATAGCGAACCCTAGGGACCAATCAAGAGGCCCAAGCGATGATCTTTTTGTCAATCATCGTCTACGCTCGTTCTCCCAGATCAGGGTGTGTGACCTGAAGCTCAGGCCGTATCCCTTCTCGATGACGGATGCAGCGACCCGCTTGGCGACCGCGATGTTACGTGCGGCGCTCGTGCCCTCCGGCATACAGTAGACACGGCTCGGGTGGATCGCGTGCGCCTCGACCATCTGGTCAACCTCGTCGAGGTCGGTGATGCCGGAGACCACGAACTTGAACGTCGCCTTCGGTGTGCCGGCGAACCAGTCGATCACGTCGGGCTTGTACCTCTTCTTCAAGAGGTTGCCCGAGTTCTCCAGCTTGGGTGAGACGGTGTAGGCCTCGATGAACGGGTGCAGACTGTTCGTCGGCTTGATCGTTCCAGCCGTCTCGATGTGCACCTCGTTGGCCCACTCGGTGACCGACTCGGCGAGCTCGGTCAGTCCGTGCATCTGCAGCAGCGGCTCGCCGCCGGAGACCACGATGATGGTCGGCTTCTGACGGATGGGCCAGTAGCTGTCGAGGTCCCAGAGGACGTCCAGCGTCCGCTTCTCCTGGAAGTTTTCCTCCTTGGGAAAGAGCACCAGGTCTCTGTGCGCCGCCGCCCTGGCGTTGGTGTTCGCCCACGTGTACGGGGTGTCGCACCAGCTGCACTGGAGGTTGCAGTCGTACAGCCGAACGAACATACAGTGCCGTCCGGCGTACTTGCCCTCACCCTGAATGGTGGGGCCGAAGATCTCGTTGACGCGCAGCATCAGTTCCACCGAGGGTCGACGGGGCGAGTCGGGCCGTGTGGATCTTCGTACGGGTTCCGGTGGGGCTCCGGGCACTCGGTCAGCGCCTCTCCGCCCTTCGCGAACTTGTACCCCCACCAGAAGACCTGCTCGATGACCTGGGTGTAGAGACCCATCAGGAGGGCCGGGTCGGGCGGGTTCCCACTCATGACCCCCTCCATGGCCTTCTGGGCGATCTCCTCCTGGGAGGTTTCCGCGATCGCGTCCAGCATGGGCCAGTGCGTGTGCAGGTCCCGCTCCTCACGGAACTTCTCCACGTGCGCCTTGAAGAGGTCCAGCTCACGCTCGAGCCGAGCTCGGATCTCGTCGTCATACATTCGGCGTGCCTTTCTTCTTGAGCGTTTCCCAGAACGCCTTAGCCTCTTCCACATTGATGACGGTCCTTCCACATACACACCGGGTCTTCTTGATGTGCTTCTGTCGGATGTGGTAGTAGACCAGCTGCGGGCTGTCTCCGACCATCTTGGCGAAGTCCCGCGGAGTCAGGTACGGTGCTCCTTCGAGCTCGTCCGCCTCCATCTTGGCGATGAGCTCGTCCATGTTCCCATGGAAGACCTCTTCATCCTCCATGAGGCCTACGCGTCCTGGTCGATCGTGGGCTCATCCTCGATCCCGTCCGCCGCGATGCCGTTCTCCAACAACACCACACGGGCGTCTATCCCAGCGAGGGCCTTGACCTGGTTCTCGATGTGCTCCCGGAGCAGCTTGCCGATGTCGACAACACTCGACCGCATGAGGTCGTAGTTCTTGTCGGTCTCCTTGCTCCAGGTGATCTGCTCGGTCATCCAGGCGGCGATCCGTTCGACCTGCTGGGCGAGCCTGAGCTGCGCCCTCATCCACTGGTCGATGACGGCGTCGGTCGTCTTGAAGCGCTCCTGCATGATCGCCTCGCGCCGCTCGAGTCCTTCGATGCGCTCCAGGGTGGCCTTGGCTACCTCCTGCGCGAGCCCGTCGGCCTCCTCGAGGACCTCGATCCGCGCCAGCAGATCGTCCAGCCTCTTGCCGTTGCCGTCGATCTCCGTCTGTACGCCGTTGAGTGTTCTGTGCTCGACGTACCTGTCGTCGTGGTCGTGGTAATTGTCTTCCATTTTTCGCCCCGCTTCCTTTCGTTTTTTCTAGCGAGGGTGAGCTTATTTAGAACAAGCTCTCTAAGGAGTTCTAAACGCGTTTGAGAGCAGGAACGTAGCTCCTGAATCCCTTAAGTACACCGTTTAGAACTTCGCGTTTAGAACTCCTTAGAACTCTTGTTGCGAGAACTACACCTGCCGCCCGCCCTGGAGGCCTTGCTGCTCGAGCATGGCCATGTAGTCGCGAGCGCGCTGGCGGTCTTGTGCGGTGGTGTGCGCGTCGATGTCCCACTGCTTCGGCCCAGTGGCACCGGACCCCTTCGGAGGGATCGTCCCGTCGCGGTTGATCTGGACCTGCCACCGCTCTTCGAACTGTTCGCAGCGTTCGTTGGCGCACATCCAGGTCTCGACCTTGGTGCCTCGAGGCACCCGGAGCTGCGCGCTGGTGACGAACTTGCCTGGCTGCGCACACCCGAACGGGCACCGCGTGGCTTCCTCGTACGTCGTCAGGTCCCTCGGCTCAGACATCGTCCTGTTCCTCCTCGACGTCACTGGCGGCCTTGACAGCCAGGTGGTCCTGGTAGATGTACTGGAAGAAGAAGTCGGCCTGCTGCGTCAGATACGACCTGTCGACCTCGGACAGCGTGCCGTCGGTGCCCGCGGCCATGATGGCCAGCTTCAGAGCTTCCGCCCTCGCGTGGGCGATCCCCCACTCGGGCTCGACACCGTCGTGCACGACACTCAGCTCGCCGGTGACCGAGTGCTTGAGCGTGGACTGTTTCGGGTCGACGCTGTGCTGGACCCGAACGGGATTGGTGTTGTAGGCGTCGCCGGCGATCCGGATGTCGGGCATCAGTCCGTCTCCGTCTCACCGGTCTTGATGAACCGCTCGTACGCCTTGGCGTGCCGCAGCACCATGGTGTTGTCGTGGAGCTTCGACCCGGCGAAGGTGCGACTGGCGGCGTCGAGCGCCCAGGACCTGATCTGCTCCTCCCGGGACATCTCCGTGGAGACGAGCTCAGCCTCGAAGAAGTCCTTACCGAGGGGCTCGTGATACTGCCTAGCCACTTCGTCCTTCATCTGGCGGTCGTACTGGCCCTCGTTCATTCGACGATCTCCGCTTCGGTCTCGACGGTCGCGTTGCCGTCCTGTAGGGCGAAGACGACGGCCTCGATCTGGTCGCCTTCATCGAGCTCACGCTCGTACTGGGCGGCCTGCTCGACACTCATGCCGGGGTAGCTACCCTCGTCCACGTAGCTCACCGCGGTGACCTTCCTGGTCACCTTGACTCTGGCCACGTTAACCTCCTCTGCTACTTAGGATCGTTGCACCCTCTTCACGCGTGGTCGAGTCGACCCGCATGATCGCGTACTCGTACTCCACGTCGGTCGCCCGATGCACTTGCCATCGGGCGACCTTCTTCAGTGCCCCACGGTAGGTCCAGAAGCGAGGACCTGCGACGATCTCGTAGCCGTCGCGATAGGTCCTGTACTCCTTGATCCACCAGCGCTTCTTCATGTCAGCCGTTCTTGTCCTGAAGGGCTTCGAGGAGCTCGGCGACGGTGCTCTCCAGGAGCGCGATGCGGCCCTCGTGGTCCTGCATCTGGCCCTGGAGCACCGCGGTCTTGGAGGTGGACACCTGCGACGGCGCCTTCTCCTTGTGCTGCTCCCAGAGGAGGTACTCCTCCAGCGTGGGGGGCTTCTTCAGGAGCCACCGGCTGGGGGCGCTGCCGCCTCCACGGGTGAGCTGCTGGGCACAGCCCATGCCCTTGAGCGCCTGGGTGGTGGCCGTGTAGTAGGGGATGGCCAGCTTGAGCTTGTTCAGCACCAGCTTGGTCATGTACCCCTCCCAGATCCGGCCGTCGGGGGTGTCCTTGGCTTCCTCGGTCATCACCCCCCAGACACTCATGATGTGCCCGAACGTCGCCGGAGGGGCGCTGTTCTCTTCCATCTGCGCCATGGTCATGTTAGCTGCTTCTCCATTTCTGCCAGGTCGGAAAGCGCGTTCGCGTATCCGCCCGTGAGCGATAGTAGGTCGTCGATGTCCTCGAGCGAGGTGTCCTCAGTCGTGGCCGTGATGGCCTCTTGGACACCCTCGCTGTAGTGTTCGATCATCTGCCTGAGTAGACGCTTCTGCCTTCCTGTCAACTGCAGTGTGACAGGGGCTTCGTCGCCGTCCACCGCACTGGGGTCATTTGTCTGACTACCACCCGATCCACTTGTCAACGTTGTTATCCCTTTCCAGCGTGAAGGAATGGGGGCCCCTCTCTCGAGAGGCCCCCAATCCTCCGCCCCTTACAACCCCATCGGAGGTGATGGGCTAGGCGGCGGGACGTTCACTTAGCACTCTCATCCCAGGGCTGCTCGTAACAGCCCTGAGTCGCGTCACGTCCTCTGAGCACCGGTGGGTAAGTGCTCCCAACCCGCTCCGCTCCTTGCCAGTTCGACAGCGGGTCAGATCTAGTGCTAGGCCTGCTTGAAGGAGGGGACATGAGGCAGCGTTTGTAGCCAACCGACGGTACGACAACCTCTGTCTTTCGACGAGGCAGGCAATTTCCCCTGTCCCCAACTACTGAACCTGGGGTGAATTCTAGGTCGCCGCGGAAGGCCTCCGACACGCACAGCGTCATGTCCCCTCCAGCTTTTACCCTGCATGGGCCGAACACCCATGCAGGGCCCGAGCGGTCCCGCAGTGCACCGCGCCGCTCGGCGTCTGTGACGGGGGAGCCATCGGTTGCGGTACTCGCACGGACTTGGTAGTCGCGTGTAGTCCGATGACTCCCCCGCTCGAGAGTGGCTTTCCCTCGTCCCGCCACTACGGGCCCACCAGAGTGTATCCGCGAGCTAGGCATAGCCTTCGCCCCCTCTGGATCGTTCGGGTGCCTGTCCACCACTCTCAAGTCTTGACGGGAAAAGGGTGCGCGAGTTGGCACACCGGACGTCCAAAGAAAGGTACTCGAAGGGACATCGGTCTCAGCGCACCCCCTCCCCGCGTCATGGTTGAGGAGGAGGTAGCCCCGCTCGCCTCGGTACAAGACTACCTCCTCCCCACCTGTTCGCCGTAGTGTTTCATGGCGCACAATCCGGACGCGTTCGGAGATCTCCTCCGACACCATGCTACGGCTCCACCTAAGCTTACCAGGACCTGCCCGTACGTCCCAGGGCGTCTGTTAGTTTGAAGCAGGTCCTGTAGAGGGTGACCCCTCTGGCCAGGAGATCAGGAACTCTTCGAGTGCTCACCAGCTCGTTCCTGGATAGCGCACTGCCTGATCTCCCAGCCACAGCGGTCATCTCCGCTGAAGTTACTCGGCCTCTTCGACCTCGGCCAGCTCGTTGGGCGCGGGCTCCGCCGGCTCGGCGTCCTCGGTCTTCGCGGACGCCTTGGCCTTCTTGTCGGCCGCCTTCTTGGCCGCGTTGGCCTGGCGGGTCTTGACGCGCTCCTCCTTGCGGAGCCACCACGCGAAGGCCTCCGCGAACTGGTCGTGCGTCTCGTCGCCGGCGAGCCGCAGCGCGGGGCGGGTCTCGTCGTCGTCCTCGGCCCGCTCCTCGCCGGCCTCGGTCACGAAGACCACCGGAAAGGGGTCCTCCTTCGACCGGTTCTTGATGTAGCTGTAGATGACCTGCGGCCGGTGGTCGTCCCACTCGGACACGTCCTCGCCGGCGGCCTCCGCCTGCGCCTTCAGCCACTCGTTCAGCTTGTTGTTGAACTGGATCGGGGTCCCGTAGCCGTCGGGCAGCTTCGCGCGCTTGCCCTTCTTCTCCTCCTTGGCCGGCTTGGTCTCGGTGGACTCGGCCGCGGGGGTCTCCGTGGTCTCGTCGACGGTGTCCTCCGCCTCGGGAACCTCGACTTCCTGCATCTCGGTCATACTGCGTCCCTCCATAGGATTGGGATTGTGGTCTCGCTTGGCTTGCTTCTACGATTAATTATACAGTAGTCATAGAGGCCCAAGCAAGGGGGTCGATTGAAGAAATCTCAAGAACTTTTGGGCCGCCTGTGTGACGGTTAGGAAGTGTCTCGATTTCCCCCTAGGGCGATTAGATGTAGTGACGTGCGAGCAGGATGATGATCGTCACCAGGCACGCGGTGGCCACGATGTCGATCATCCACTGCGCGGGCCGACGGGGGCCACCAGCCATCTGGCCCATCCCCAGGATGACCAGAATGCCGATGGCCACCCATCGGACCGTCTCAGGATTCAGATGCACTGTGCTCCTTCACCGGGATGAACCCGCTCTTGCTGACTGTTACCAGTTTACGTCCGAGCAGGTCGATGTCGTCGCACCGTACATCCCACATACGAAGACCGAAGATCCGTCGCTTCCGCTCGAGAACACCTACGCGTCCACGAAACGGTATCGCACGAACCTCGACTCGGTCTCCGACCTGGGGCTTGTACTTCCTCAGCATGCTTCACCTCCTAGTGCCATCCGTAGTGATCGTACAGTACCTTGTCCATCGACCTGCTGCCCACGGCCATGACTACGTTCTCTCGAACGTGTACCATCTGGCAGGCTACCCTCTCAGCTTCAAGCCTGCCATCGGCATCGATCACGAAGTACACCGTTGCGTCGACGCGGGGTGGCCGACGCAGAGCAACGTCCACCTCCACGACGAACAACATGCTACCTCCTTAGTCTAGGTAACACACGCCCAGAGCCGTATGCAGACTCCACACGGCTCTCGGCGTCAATCACCTGGACCTGCTGTGCGCCCCCGTGCTGGCGAAGCGCGTGGTGATGACGAGGAGAGACACCAGGACGAGAGCGATGCCGAGGAGTGCGAACTCGAACATCTTGACCTGCTGCCAGAGTAGGTGTAGGAGGGCGAGGATCACTTACGTTCCTTCCTCTTCTTGCGAAGGTATCGGCGGACCTTGTAGTCCTGGATCTCGTCAGGGATGCCGGCAATGACCATCAGGAGCAGGATGCCGACGATGATGTAGGCGGTGGCGGGGTAGTTGCTGTAGTCCATTACTCGTCGCGGCCAGTGCTTCGCCGTAGACGCCAGCGCCGAAGCACCTGAGCGGCCCGCTCCCTCCACTTCTTCCAGTGGATGATGGCGTGCCCCAGAAGGGACCCGAAGACGCCGCCACCCGCAGCAGCGGCGCCCAGCTCGATCGGAAACCAGTTCATGCCGGCAGCTCTCCCGGCGTGACCTGGTAGTCATAGTTACCCACCGTGCGTCCGATCTGGCCCTTCTTCCACTTCGCCACGGGCTGGTCGAACACGTTCGGAACGCCTTCGATGACCTTTCTCCAGGTGTCGTACACCTTGGGGTTCTGGATCACCGTCTCCGTCCACGAGCAGCTACGCTCGTCCCATTCGAGCATGTAGCTGGCCGTGTCGCCCAGGAGCTTGATGTCAAGAACCAAGCTCCTGTACGCGTTCAGCGTTACCGTCGACAGAATTCGGATCGCCATCGATCGTCGCCTCCATCTTGATCTCGATGCCGAGCTTGTACAGCGCGACCTTCCATCCCGGAGGAGGCGTCTGCGCCGCGGACACGCCGCAGTTCATGCAGCAAAACGTCCGTACCTTCGAGCCGGTGCCCGCCTGCGTTGCGTAGAGCACGGCGGCTACCTTTGCCTGGCTACAGGCTTCGCAGTCGATCTTGGTGCTGTCGTAGTCCAGTCCCAAGAGCCGGCGTGCAAAGGCGTCCAGCGTAGGGTCGTCGGTGTCCATCAGGTACCGAGTCTCCTCCGTCAGGACCTTCAGCTGAAAGTCTGCCTTGTTCATGTTCACCTCCTCCCCCTCATGCGGACGATAGCTTGCCGGAATGTTTCATCCGGGTTGCTCGGACGTGGTTTGCTCAGGAAGGTCAACACGCAAAGGCCACAGAGTGCCTTCTCGATGTGGACCTTCTTTCCTACACGGAAGACGTTACCGTTCTTCCGCAGCTTGTGACGGTACATCTCGAGTGCGATCTCGTCATCGGCTTCGATGGGCCACTCCTCAACCTCGTGGCCACAGTTGCCGCACTCGATCATCAGCAGGTCTCGATCCGGGTGATGTGGTACTTGCCCTCCCACTTCTTCCTGGCCGTCTCTGCGTCAGCCACCTCCAGGAACGAGTGGTGCGCGCCTGTGATGTCTGTGCAGAACTGACCATTTACCGGGCACGATCCCGATATCTTGTTGGCAGGATCGTGCTCCGGGTTTCGAGGTAGCTTGACGGTCACGATACAAACTCTCATGTTCACCTCCTAACGGATTCCGGGTAGGATCGAAGGCCGTGTGGATCTTCGATCCTCCCGGGACCGGTTAGGCCGTGGCGTGCTTCTTCAGGACACCGGGGCAGTCTCGGTGCTCCATCTTGTCCTCGTCGAGCCAGCGGTGCGGCTCGTGCTCCACGAGGTTGTCGGAGTCGAACGCCGCCTGGCTGCACGGCCACGTTCGGCCGTTCTTGAGGAGTGCCTTGATCACTCGCCAGCGGTGACCGACACCCTTGAAGTAGTTCCTCACTCCACCCCTCCTGCGTAGCGGATCTTGATCTTGACTCGGCCGTCGTGATCGACGACCTCGAATGCGAAGTACTTCCGGGATGATGCCATGAAGATCTTCCGCACCGAGGTCGTCCGACCACGCCGTTCGCCCTGCTGCCACCCTTGGTCCTCGCGGAGTCCGATCATGAACTCCGTCGGGTTGTTGGCGTTGCCCACCTGCTTGATCAGGTCGTCGACCCCGTCGCGGAGTGCCTCGAGATGGAAGAGGCTTCCCATGTCGAGGACGAGCTCGGCTTCGACAGGCATCAGACGTCGTGGAAGGTCGCGGCGTCGTCCTCGATCTCCAGGTCGGACTGGTTCTTGTAGACGTCGAAGATGTCGTCCAGCATGTTCTTGACGAACTCCGGGCCGCTCATCTTCCGGCGGTCGGCCTCGACCATGATCGCGTGCTGGTTGTACGTCAGCCACTCACGCGCCCCGTCGAGCATGGCGTTGCGCCGCTCGATCTCGTCCTGGTTGTTCTCGGTGAACAGGATGAACTCGGCCAGCGCGCGGATGGGGTTCTCGTCGGCCAGCTTGATCAGCCGGTCGAGTTCGCTCCGCAGCGGGTCGGTCTCCGGCAGGGCCTTCTCGAGGTCCACTCCCAGCATCTCCGAGATCTTGTCGGTCAGACTCATTCCCACGGCCTTTCTACTCCGTTGTCGTCCAGCGGACGATCTTCCAATTTGGCCTTCAAGGCCAATCTGTCCACCACATACAGTGGTGTGCCGCCCATCAGGATCAGTATCAACCCTGCGGGAGTGAATGGGGGAATCAGCAACACGATTCCCGCTAGTGCGAATGGGGCACCTATGACAAATGCCAGTAGGTACCACCCGGGACCAGGCTTCTTGGTTGTTGTCATCTGCCCTCCCATCGGGTGGCCGTACGAGACGGCCACCCTCCTGCGAGTTCAGCTTGGTACTTCGCCCCTTTCACCCACCGGCTTTCCTGCTGGGACGAAGTTGTGTAGTAGGTTGGCGTGCTCGCTCATCCGCCGCGGGCAGAGGTTGCAGGCTTCGTCCTTGGGATCGAAGCCGTACAGTTCCTCGAAGTTATGCCCCTGGGGGTAGACTCCATACCCCCGACCCGACGGTGTCATCGCCTGTGCTGGTGTCATCGAAAGGCCCCTTTGCCTCGATACCGTTGGCAGCACATGCCTGCAGAAAGATCTCTGCATGGCCTTTGGGACCCAGTGTCGAGACTGGGCTCCCGTCGTCGAGGTACTGGCGAGTGCGGTCACTGAACGTGACCGCGTACTCACCCACCTTGACGATCACTGCAGTGCCTTCTTCAGCACCTGGTTGAACTCGGCGGCCTTGTCCGAGCCGTTGTTGTTCTCGGTCAACGCGTCCAGTTCCGTGGTCAGCTTCTGCGCGTCGTCCTCGTCGAGCGTGAGGTACACCTTGCGCGTGCTCCTGGCGGTCATCGCCATTGGGATCCCTCCTCTCTTTGCCATCTATGCTTATTATATAGCGAACCCAGCGACCCCTTCAAGAGGCCTAAAGATGGATCCGCTTGTAGTACCCCTTGAAGTCCTCGTCGCTCATCGACTCGAGCGCCGACACCATCTCCCGGCGGAGCTTGTCCATCACGAGCTGCTCGATGACGTCGAACGGGACCTGAACGTTGACCCTGTTCGTCCGGTGCTCGAGTGCCATCTCGCACTCGTCGCTCGGCATCACGATGGTCACAAAGCCACTGTAGTCACCGTTGTGGTGAAACGTGACCTCACCATACTCAGGGTCGGACTTGCTCGTGTAGTCGCTGCTGTGCATGTCACCTCCTGACCTTGATCTTGTCCTTCTTCTCGCCGTTCAGGTACTGGGCCAACTCGTCGTACTCCCAGTTCTGCTTCGGCAGAGGCTCGATCTGTCCCCCACGGGAAAGCGCGTTGAGGTAGTTCAAGATCTGAACCCGCGCCTGCTCCGGTCCTGGTGGCGTTCCGTACTTCCGCTGCCACCTCGTCTTGTAGACCGAGTTGACCGTGTCGCGATGATGCTCCACGGCGTCGCAGTAGTCGTTCAACGCCTCCAGCTTGTAGACGGTTGACGTACCCTTCAGGTCCTTCCTGAAGCTCTGCCAGCCATTGTGGTTGATGGCAAAGGCAATCTGCTCCTGTGTCAGACCCATCAGTCCGCCAGTGCGTCGTCGAGCGTCTCGTAGAGGTCGACGAGGATGGGACATGCTTCCTTCTCGTCGTGCGTCAACCGCTTCATCGCGATGTCCTTCATCTCGTTGAAGAGGTCGACCGCCTCACCGATCGGCATCCGAATGTTGACGATCTTCTCCACCTGATGCTGCATTGTACACCTCCCTTCCGCCGGGCCCGAGTGCCTGCGCACTCGGACCCTACGCACGGTCAGGTGTCACGCTCTGGCGTTGTGCTTGTTGACGTAGTTCGGGCAGCCCATCATCGCGCAGTGGCGACCGCTGTAGACGTCGTGCCCGCAGTCGCAGTGACGACTCTCCTCGCCGAGGGCCAGCAGCGCTCGGTGCACGGACTGGTGCACGTTGTCGCCGGAGGTGACCAGCGCCCCCGACTTGTCGTTGAACCTGACGTGCGTCGCCCACCGTACGCCCAGGTCGTCGAGGGTGACGTGCACCGTACTGACGTCGCTCCTGGCAAGGAGTCGCGCGACGTCCTCTTTCGCCTGGACGTTCTCATTGCTCACTTGACATCCATCCCTTCCCAGATGTCACGGCCCTCTTCGAAGGCCTCGTTGGTGATCTCGACGTCAGGCGAGTCGTCGGGCTCTTCGTCGAGCGGCCGAAAGGCTTCCACCTGACATTTGTTGCACCACCCGGAGATCGCGTACTCGGACCTCTCCGTCTCGGACCACGTGTTGAAGTCCTGCTGGCTGATAGTGCGACCGCATCCCACGGGTACTGGAACGCACTGGCTGTTCTGGTGCGCCGTCGCGGTCCCCATCAGGCTCTCCTGGAGCCTCTGCATCGCCGGGCTCTTGTCCTTGAACGACATCGAGCGTCGCCCCTTCCTCTCTCCCGAACTTGGATTGCCATTCTGTGTACTCCCGACGCCACCTGCACTTGTCGCTACAGGTGACGTGCAGGAGCAACAGGTTGAGAGGTGTCACTCTTTCGTCCTCAGACGCAGAAGTGCCATCTCGAGGTGCTTCCCGAAGCCGCAGAGACCTACGACCTGGACCGCACGGTACCGACGAACCACCCACCGCCCCTGTCGCGTCGACGAGAGGCGGCCGGAGGCCATCCAGCAGTCGGCACACTCCTGGCGATGCATTGCTCGAGTCCACTTGAGTCGGAACTCTTCGTCGTCCTCGAGCAGGACGCCCGTCTCAGTGAGTGTGGCGGACACGGCTGGCCTTGCGCCGCGCCTTCTTGGCCGCGCGCGACTCCGGCGACCTCATCATCCGGCCGCTCTTCTTCTTGGTCCCACCGGCCCAGATCTTCTGGGCGCCCCGCCGACGCTGCCGCGGGGACCTGTTGTCGCCGGCCTGCTGGAACTTCTTCCGCAGGATCTCCAGCATCGTGTTGCCGTTCTCCGGTGCCACGATCAGTCCTTCCACTTGTCGCCATACCGGTCCTGAGTGATCACTCGGACCTTTCCGTCTTCCATCTTGAACGCCACACTGACCCAGACGTCGCGTCGGATCGGCCTGATGTCCTTCAGTCGAAGATCGGACAAGTACTGTCCACTGTTCGACTTTACCTTGCGGCAGTTCGGACAAGCCCAGAGCCCGAACTTGGCGCCTCTGAACGAGTCCTCACTTCGTGGACTGCACTCGCAGAGCGATGCCGGCTTGATGAACACGCCGACAACGTTGAACTCGAACAGCTGAGGCAAGTCGGAAGCCTTCAGAAAGGCTTCGGCCATTTCGTTGTCATCGAACTCGATGAGGACTAGTCGCCCCATTGATTACCTCCCTCCAGCAACGTAGCCGTGCCGCCTAGGGCGGACTGTGCGTAGTCTCCCCGTGGAGGTTGCAGTGCACCTCACGGCTACGAAGCTGGACGTAGGTCCTCAGGACGTGGTGAGCCCAACGTTGACCAGTGTGAGTGAATCGCCTGAGATGGTCAGGCCTTCGGACCTCATGACTCCTCCTCCCCTGCGGAAGCAGTGACATCAGATTCAACGGACCGTTCCTGAGCGGCCCACGCACACCACAGAACCACACGGCCCTGTGATGCACGTCGGTTGTTCAGGTCAATCCCAACCGCTTTGCCTCGGCCTTGATGATCCTCTCGGCGTCGGTCTCGGCCATCATGCCTTCGACGAACCGCCGAGCAGCCTTGTACTCTTCGAAGGAAGGCCTTTCACCTTCGAGGTGGCTGGTCATGTCGATGTAGTTCTGGTACAGCCTTCTGAGCTCGGCTTCGTCCATCAGACGAACCGAGCGTTGACCTCGAACATGTCCCAGAAGTGCTCCGGGATCGCGCTCTGGCACCAGAGGTTGTTCGTCTGCACCTCGCGGCCGTCCTTGAACTGGATCGTCCACATCGCGCCGCCGAAGCCCCTGCACGAGGCCGGCGACTTGGAGATCGGCATGCCCGCGTCGAACGAGTACCGCACGCGCTCGCCGTTCTTCTCGACGATGACCACCCCGTCGTGCATGTCCTTGGCCCTGTCGAACCAGAACGCGCAGCCGAAGCAGTACTCCTCGGTCTCCTTCGAGTGGCTTCCCTCCCGGTAGTTCAGCGCCTTCCACTGGCGCCCCGGGTAGGTGATGTCGGTGCCGTCGACCGTGATCTCCTGGCAGCCTTCGCGCTTGCACGCGGGCAGCTCCAGGTGCTTGTCGAACTGCTCCTTGGTCGGAAACACCCGACCGCCCTCGTGTCCGTAGGATTTCATTCTCCCACCTTTCCTTGTCGGACAACGCACACCAGAGCTCGTGTGGAGCTCTGATGCACGTTCACCGGCCGGCCAGGTGTCAGGCCTTGGTGCGTCGGGCGAACTCGCGGTCCTCGTTGTCGAGCTCCTGCGACAGCTTGGTGTGCGCGTCGGCGATCCGCTTGCTGTCGATGCGGTCCAGATCCTCCGGGTTGGGGGCGTGGATGTGTGAGTGGTCCAGGTCGTCGTTGTCCTCGACCAGGTAGCTGGAACCGACGATGCCGGCAGGCGTGTCGAGCCCGTGCCAGTTGTTCGGGTTCAGCGACAGAAGCCACTCGTGCATGGCCTGCTCGTCCTTGAAGCGGACCTGGATGGTCTGCATCCCGATGTGGACGACGCCGTCACCCTCCTCGACGTGCGTGGGGACCGTGATGGTCACCTCGTGGAGGTTGATGGGGACTGTCATGGTTGCTCCTTCCTGTTGATGCAACCAGGCGGCACAGGGGGCGAGGCGTCCCTGCACCACCTTACTGCATCAGCCGAGCGGGGGGTTCATGTCGTCGTAGTGCGCCTGCGCTTCGCGGGCCTCGACAGTGGGCTCGTCGTGCACCCAGTGGTCGGGAAGGATCACGAGCCGGTCGATCTCCGGGTCGTCGTCGTTCGGCATCACGTAGACCGACTTGTACTGGATGTTGCTGTACGACGAGTCGCCGTCGGGCACCATGACCTCGAGCTCAGGGTTGGTCCCCTGGTTCATCATCTGCCCGAGGTACTGGTGCAGCTCTCGGATCTTCATTCGTGCTTCATCGCCTTTCCGTTGTTCTCCCAGTCACGCTCGAGCGGCGACACGTCCAGCACCATCTCGCTGGTCATCGCCGACGAGTCGGTGTGCATGTCCAGGAGGTTGAGGTTGGCTTCGGGGATCTGGATGACGACCTCGTCACCGGACGACCGCACGCGCATGGTCAGTCCGCTTTCGAGTTCGATGTCGAAGTGCTTCACGGACCTTCCCCTTCGAGGACGGTGTTGATCAGGGCACGAAGCGTCTCCGAGTACAGGGCGTAGTACAGGGTGTAGCGGGGGTAGTGCTGTTCGTTACCCCCGAGCACCAGGTTGCCCTCCTCGTCGAACTGGCTCTGGTCGCCCTGGTAGGCGGCCTCCAGCGCGTACATGTGGCAGTAGAACCGTACCACGTCACCGCGGTTAGGCTCCGTGCCACTGAACAGGAACTCGGACAGTTCTGTGTGCGCGTTGCGTCGGAGGTTGATCAGGCCAGCTCTGATGGAGGCATCGTCGCGGGCGTAGACGTGCGGATCTTTCATTTACCCTCCTTATTCGATTATACCGCAGGCACCAGTGACCCTTCACGGGTGCCCTACGAGTTTTCCCTCTCGATCAGACGGTGCAGAGCATCGTCGGTCACCGTGATCGGCTTCCAAGGGTCGCCGAGCCGCTCACGCAACTCGTCGGCCTTGTCCTGCCAGCGGAGGACATCCTCGTACAGCTTGCGGTCTTCGGGTCCGAGGTCCGTCCCTGCGAGGTCGGTCTCGGTCTCAGCCCACATGTCCTGCTGGTTGTGGAGTACCCAGATCAGGAACTCCTTGTCCTTCTTGGACAGCCAGTACTTCTTGAACAGGTTCTTCATAGACACCTCCTTCTGAAGTAACCAGACAGCGCTCGGCCGGAGCCGAGCACCATCCTACCACTTCAGCGGGGACACCTTCAGGTACTTCCCGTCCGGCGTCTTGACCAGCATCGAGCCGTCCTCGCGGCTCTCCAGGATCTCGGCGGTGAACTGATCGCCGACACCCTCCGCGGAGACGGGCACGAGCTCGTAGGCCGTCGCGCGACCCTCGCCGTGCTTCCTCAGTCGGTGCCCTTCGAAGATGTTGCCGTTGTTGGCCCACGTCTGAAGAGCGGCACCGATGTGCGACGTCGTCCACTCGATCTGGTCGGCATCGCCATGGTTCAGCACGTCCTTGGACTGAAACCTGCCCACGCCGCTGAAGTTCGTCGCTACGAACCTTCTGATAGCGTCGGCCTTTTTGTGACTGCTGCCCATATTTTCCTGCCACCTTCCTGATCCGACTGCCGGATCCAGCGACACTTGAGCCTCCGCAGGCTCAAGCATCACTGCACTCGTCAGTCTTCCGGGTCGCTGTGGAGGTTCAGTCCACCGCGCTGTGAGACGTCCTCGATGTACTCCTTGGCGTCCTCGACGGTCTCGATCACCGTCTCGTCGTCCACCTTGGCACGGCGCGCCATCTCGATGGCCTTCTTGGACGCCTCCTCCTCACGCAGGTAGTTGTTGTACATGACCAGTTGGCCGTCGCTGTCCTCGCCCGGCCTGGTGTCGAGCACCCTGGACACCCAGATGCTCACCACGGGCCTGACTTCCTCGATCGCCTCCAGCACCGTCGTGACGGGCTTGTCGGCACCGAGCAGCATGCCCTTGATCTGGTCGTCCTCGTAGCACTCGACGATGACATCCCAGCCCGCTTCGTAGTTCTCCTGCGCGTGGGCCTTGACGCCGTCGATCAGTTCCTGCATGTCGGTCATGCCAGTCCGTCCTTGAAGGGGTCCGAGAACCCGGTCGTCCGTTCCATCTCGGCCGCCACGTCCTTGAGGCCCAGGCCCTTGCTGTGGTCGGTACCGTTCTCCGGGTCCTCCCACGACAGGTTCTGCGCCTTGCGGCCCATGGCCTCGTCGACCTGAGCGGTCAGATCCTGCAGGTTGTAGGCCTGCGTCTCCTTCAGCTCGACCACGTCGTCGTAGTGGCCCAGCGTGTACCGCCACATCATGAGCTCGGCGAGTTCCTCGTTGGTCGGCTTCTTCTCCGACCGCAGAATCGGATCGTCATCGTGCCAGTCCCGCTCGACGTAAAGGCGTGCGTCCGTTCCCTCTTCGGGGACGTCCACCTCGTGAGTCGTGACCACGATGTATTTCATTGTACTGCCTCCTTCGGTCTGAGTTGACCAGACAGTGCCCCGTAGGGCACCATCCTACCGACTCAGAGCCGGTCCTTCCACTTCAGGATCCCGAGCACAACGTAGCCGCCTGCCAGAGCGGAAACGATGATCAGGATCACGATCCGTACGCCCAGCGGTATGTGCCCGCAACCGGCGGCACAGTTAGCCAGGATCACAGGTCACTCCGCTCCGGGTACGGCTTCACGTCGACCTCGAAGCCGGCGGCCTTACAGGCCTCAGAGATGATGTTGACCAGGTTGTTCGCCCGGCCAGCCTCCTTGCCGTCCTGCTCTTCCATGTGCTCCCAGTCACTCTTGGCCCACCAGTCTTCGGGCGTGGGCACCTCGATGCCGCTCTCGTGCGTGACGAGGATCTGGATCTGCATGTCTCCTCCTCAGACCAGGTCGTTCCACCACTCGCAGGTCTGGCACCCTACGCGAACGAATGCCGTACCTGCCATGTGCTCGTTGATGACGAGCTGCACCGTCACCAGGTGACCCGGATTCCGGATCGCGTGGTTCGGCGCGTCATCACCCTGTTCGGGATCGTAGTAGAGCGGCACCTGTCGTCCGGTGCTGTCCTCTACGGTCTTCGGCATCTCTTGCTGCATGCCTGCCTCCTACTAGGACTGAGTGTCCTTGGCCAGCCTGGGAACGCCTTGCGGCGCCCCAGGCTCACCAGATGGACTCAGGCCTCGACGAGCTCGTTCACGGGCTCGCTGTCGGTCTTGCCCTCGGTCTCGCCGGCCAGCTCCTTCGCGAGCTGCTCGGCCTTCTTCGCGGCGCGGTTCGCCTCCCGGCTGATGTAGTTCTCGGCCCAGGCGGTGATGACCGCGACGCTGACCTGCCACTTGCCCTCGTCGTTCTTGAAGGCGCCCTTCCGCTCACCCTCGGGCTTGCCGTCGTGCAGCAGGCCCTTGCCGGCGTACTGGTACAGCATCTGCGCCGGCAGGACGCGCGGCTTGGTGGCGTCCTTCTTGTCCTTGAGGCCCGCCTCGGCCAGGAGGGTGTTGACCAGCTCGGTCGCCTTGAAGGGCGACAGGTAGGTCTTCTCCGGGTCGGCCTCGGCGATCTCGGGCTCGGTGCCGTCCTCCTCCTCGGTCTCGACGGTCTCCTCCTCGACGCCCTCGTCCTCGCGAACGGGGTCGGTCTCGGGAGCCGCCTCGGCCTCGGTGGCGTCCACGACGTCGTCGATGGAGACGTCGTCGGTGGTGGCGAGCTCGGACTGCGTGGTCTCGGACATGACTAACTCCTGTTCTGACCGCGTACTCTGTTTGTTTTGTCCGACGCGGCCGGGCACCAGATGGTCGGACACCATCTAGCACCCTACTGAGTCGGACTAGGAGTTAAGTCCCACTGTTCAGTTGTCAATCTTGCTCCTGTATACTTCTATTATACAGGAGGCCCTAGCGCCCTAATCAAGGGGCGCTAGTCAAGATCTTTTACAATTTTTGCTACCTGCCCCAACAGCGTCGACATCGGGTGGACGCCCTCGCCCCAGTAGGCTTCCCACGAAGGCGAACCCACTGACATCATGCCCCAGCAGGTCACGTCTTCAGGCTCTTTCAGTGACCCATCCCTGAGGCGGTTCACCGTTTCCAGATGTTCGTCCACCACATCGAAGATTCCGATGATGTGGCAACCATCACACTGCCAGAGGCCACTCTTCTCTTCTTCAGTCCAGGGCTCCAAGCCCACGGACCGCATGAGGTTGTCGTGTCTGTCACTCATTGTAACACCTCCCCTCAGCCGGATGCACAACACCACACGGCTTTTGGAGCCCGTGGCGACGGTGTTGTGCATCCTGCTCAGGGTCAGGCGCGGTGGCGGTCCTTGCCGAGGAAGTTCTTGCAGGTCGGCTCGTCACAGTACCGAGCGTCGGTGGCGTCCTCGACGTGCCCGCAGCTCTTCCAACGCGGCCCCTCGTTCAGGGACTGCGACGCGAGGAGGCGGTCCTCGTTCGACGTGTCCAGCCACTCGGAGAGCGCCTCGGGCGTGTCGAACTCGAGTCGGTGCACCTGCGTGACCGGGTAGGTCACCGTGTCACCGTGCTCGTCGATGTGCGACTCCGAGCCGACGATGGTCACGATCGCCTCAGTGGCGTTCATGGCCACGACAGGGTCTACGAACTCGCGGTCCCTTTCGCCGGACTGCTCGTAGTCGTACGCGTCCAGATCCTTCATGATCGTCCCTTTCGACGATGTTTGTTGGCCGAACAGGCCAGACAGTTTATGGCTGAGCCATAGGCCATCCTACGTGTTCGGACATATTGTTAGGCAGATGATTGGAATGTTAGTTGGTGTGCGGCTGTTGTTGTAGTTGTAGTCGGATTGAATTTTTGATTGTTTCTTTTTATTATATATGGTGTCCTAGGGTCCGCCGCTAGGGGCGCTCTTCAAGATCTTTTAAAAATTTTGTTGCCGTTCTTTTCCTGAAGGAAGTTTCGTTGGCAGGCTTGATTGGTCCTACATGATTGCTGTATAATTGATACTAGAAACCAAGGAGGACTCATGGGACGACCGCGCCAACCCTTTTGCCCCGACTGCATCAAGGCAGGAGTGGAAGGGGTGCCCAAGGCATCTAACCGAGGCTACTGCAGGGAACACCACAATCTTCGGCAACTAGCGTACCACGAGGCAAACCAGTCGGGAACAGCTCCCGAAGAAAGCATGGTCGTTGTCCTCACGACCAAGCTAGTCCAGGCACGCGAACGCGCCAAGGAGCTAGAGGCCGCCCTTCTTTTCCTGAAGGAGAAGGGTGTCGACATTCAGCAACAGGAAGAGATGCTGAAGATTCAGGCCGAGAACCTCGAGCTCCGGCAGTGGAAGGAACGTGCCCTTAGGCACATCGAGAACCCTCGCGAACCCCATCCTGACGACAAGGACGCAAAGAGCCTGTTCCAACAGCAACTCGATGCCCTCAACGCGACTCTCGAACCCCCTTCCGGCAATGATTAATAGATGAATAGAAGTTTGTATCACCAGATTCTCACACACTTACTTCTTTACTACGTAACATACAGCTCCTCTCTCCCGTCCTCTACTACTCTCTAGTCATTACTATTTATAGGATAGTAACAAATAGATATATAGCACCCCGAGGACGTGGGGAGTTAGAGTTAGAGTCTTACGTAGTAGAGGTTTGAGTGTGTGAAAACTTAGTGATACAAACTTCCTTCCTTCTATTAATGTTTCAGCAGTTGTCACTGCCTGCAACAGCCTCAGACCACCACTGCAAAAGTCACAGAAGAAGTCCCAAAAGAAGTCCCAAAAAGGCCTGAGTACGCTGCGGACCTGACACGTATGTTGTATGAATCAGTTTGAGGCGCGATGCTGTGTTGCTCTAGGTATAGGTCCGATGCGATAGTGCCGGCTCGTGACCTTCCCCCTTAGGAAGTGGTGCTCCTGTCCCATATGGGAAACAGTGACGTGGGAACGGAACACACCGCCCGTGTGGTTCTTTGCCTCCTTCTAGGGTCGGGGTTGGCCGTGGTCCTGAACTGACCAGGCAACGCTCCCCGAAGGGAGCGCCACCTTACCGGTTCAGGCTGCGGTCAGGAACACCAGCATGACGCAGTCGTAGTTGTGTGTACCGTCGTCGTGGTAGCAGTGTTCACACATGACTCAGCCCTCGTTGCAGGTCGCGTCGTTCTTGGGGTCGGGCGTCGGGTCGTTGTAGTGCTCAGGGTTCAGCGACAGGACATCCTGCTCGTCGAACCCGCACACCATGACCCGCTTGCCCTGGTCGTCGACGGTCCAGGCCTTGAGGTACTCGACCTTCCCGTTCTTCAGGACCCGGAACGACTTGCCCTTGCCGTTACCCCTGTGCTGGGCGTCCCAGTAGCACGGTCCGTCGGAGTCCTCCGTCTTGCACGGGGAACTCGAGGGCGTGCTCGTGACGCTCAGCGTCGGGACCGTCTGGACCTCGTTCGATCGCCACTCGTTGGCGAGGGCGAGCGAGGTCGTCAGCGTGGCGATCCCGGCCAGGGCGGTCGCGGCAACCAGCTTTCGCATGGCTCCTCCTATGAACTTGTTTCCATTGGCCTAGGCAGGCCACACCGTGTACGGCCTGCAGTTCCGTACACGATGCTACCGGTCTAGTTCTACTTGTCCTTCGGAGGTTCGTAGATGGTCAGCTTCTCGTCATCGGCCTCGAGTACCTCGTAGCCGAGGTCCTCGAGCAGCTCCTTTTCCGGATCTTTCATCGTTCTGGCTTCCCCCACCTGATTCCGGTGAACCCGGTCTCCTTGCCGTGGCAGTAGTTCGAACCCATGTCGTTCGGTCCGACGTTCCGAGTCATGATCGACTCGTCTCCAGCCGCTACGCCCCTCCAATCCTGTTCCGCCTTGTCCGCGTCCCGCCACAGCGCCCTCGGGCCCTGCGGTTGGGCGAACGCGGCCCGCTGACGCGGACTGGCCAGCCTGGCCGTCTTCGGCTGATGATGCTTAACCGGGAACTCGAGTTCCTTCTGACGACGCGAGGCCTGAGCGAAGAACTCGAGGGCCAGGTTCGTCTGGAAATCCTTCTCCCGCTTCAGCATCTCGGCCGGACTCAGCTGAACGGGACGACGCGCCCCGTACCTACGTCCGGTCATCCGAACCTCCGTATTTTGTTGTTCTCGGACGGAGCTGTCCGATTGGACGCGAGATCGATCGGACGGACCGATCTCGCATCCGAACTACAGCTCCTTGATCGTTCTCCAACCCTTCTTGACACTGACCACGATGAGTGGTAGTCCGATGGGTAGTCCGAACAGTGTCGCTCCGACGAACACACCTACTAGGAGTAGTA